GCAACACTGCGTGGTTGGAAGCAGACTAAACTTGCCGTCACTGGCGACTCGACCCACGGTCAGATCGTCGGCGAGCACACACTGGTGTGCCTCAATGAGAAGGCAAGCGGTCACATGGCTACTTACACCGCAGAGTAATAGCTAACCGATACGCCTCCCCTTCGGGGGAGGCTTTTCTATGTCCAAACGTAGTTGAAGATGACTGAAGGACCAGCATGAAAATATCAGGGACGTTAGAGATTCAGGATGACGGTTCGCTTCTCCACATCGAGAAGTTCTCGGACGGTCACGCGCTAAACGATGCGGAGTACCTCCGCGCAACAAAGGCACACAAGGGCGGCAAGTTGCTGGACTTTGTGAGCGACGAAATAGGCGAACCCCAATACGCCTACCCACCATGGCTAGAGCAGATGTGGGCGCAGAAGTGGGGCATATCACTACAAGACCCGGCACTCGATCACGTCATACAGGTCGAGCTGAACTCGGGCGACTACGAACGCTTCAGGATTTAATTTATGTCTGTACTCACTGGTCTGCTGAACCTAGCGGAAGAGCTGTCAGGTCTCTCAGTAAAGCAACTTGTGGACAAGGGCTACCCAGAAGAGGTCGCCCAAAAGATCGCGTCCGGGGAGCTCCCCATGGACCCAGCGAGCATCGCGGCTCGGCAGGCGCAGATGGGCATGACTGACCCGACCTACTATCGGGGACATTCGTCAGCCAAGCCACCCACCTCAAATGACGATATGTTTGTGGCGAGGGACAGGCGTGACATTGCCGAAACTTACGCAAGCGGCGGAGAGGCTTACGACGAAGCAACTGACTCCTACATAACGCTACCGGGAGAGGTCACTCCACTTAGAACCAATGCATCGAAATTCATCGAGGCTGACGGGATGGGTGATGATTGGACTTATCCCACAGTTAATGTGCCCGGAGTGGGTCGCTCTTATGGCACAGATGAGATAGCAAGGAATGTAAAAAGGTCTCGAGAGATTCAGGGCAACGGCCTACAGGGCTCATTGTTCACTGATGTCAGAGACGACATTGGTGGTGATTTACCTCCGGGCGATGTTGCCAACATCCTCGGCTCACAGCCAGAGGTAAAGATTCGTCATGCCGACCGGGCCGCATACGATCCTGATTACAGCGGCCCGAACATCATGGGCTTCGCACAGAGCGCAGGTAACGCTGGGCAGAACACTGTCAGCGGCTTTCTGAGCAACACCAGTAGCATCGAAGAGACGATGGGGCAGGCGGCATCACAGGGCCTTGAGGGGCTCGGTATGGACCCTGAGACGGCGGCTTTTTGGGGCCCGATTGCGGCCATTGCTCCGCAGTTCGTTCCGCTTGTCGGCGCAGGGGTGGGTATAGACAACACCGTCCGGGCGCTGGACAAGGGTAACTACGGCGAGGCGGCGCTCGAGGCTGGGTTAACAGTTCTGGGTGAGGTTCCCATCTTCGGTGACCTAGCGGCCAAGGGAATTAAGTCGGTAATAGGGAGGGGCGGCGATGCCGCTGAAGAGTTGCCGAATGGCGTACTCGGAATCACTGGAGAGAAGGTAACGACCCGGACAGTAGGGGAGGAGATTCCAACAGAGGTTTATGACCCGCTGAAGGTAGAGAAGGGCGTGGTCAAGCCTTATTCTCAGAACCCGGTGCTGGCGAATATCGACATGGACGGTCCCCGTCCAGACAACATCGCGTCGGGTCAATGGAAGAAGAAACAGCGGCAGATGGAGGACCCGGTGATACGGGCCCGGGAGGAGGCTAGGCCAGCAGGTGGCATGGCCGTGGGTACTGACAACCTCGAGGCGGAGCTGATCTCTTATGAGGACCTCGCCCGGGAGAGAACGCCCATGGTCTGGTTGCCCGCTGACGGTACTATGGTTTCCGATGTGGTGCAGGTGGGAGGTCGCCAGATTAAGCCCGTAGCGGCTAACGGTGGCCCACTACACGCAGACAAGTACGGCGCATGGATGAGCATGAATGGCGCCGCCGCTAATAAGCAGAGACACGCACAGCGCGTCCTCGCAGAGACCGGCGAGTCGCCAATGTATGTCCACCTAAATATGGGCAATGAGGGCTCGAACTTCTCGCACATGCCGTCCGAGATTTGGACGAACTACGTCGATGAGTATCCGATGTATGGCGAGGGCTGGGATGTCCTCAATGCGAGGATGAGCAAGCTGAAAGACGCAGATGATACGAAGGGCGTTAGTGCTGATTGGATTGAAGCTGGAGTGGATTCGCCTGAAGGGCTGAGGGGTTTCTTGCTACCTCAATACGGTGCAGAGGCGGCAGAGAGTACGCTGGGCAACCGCAGAAAGATATTTATGAACACGGTTGCAAAGGCTGGCGTACAGGATGCTGGTGGCCCGATCGTGAACGACATCTACAGCTCACTACTCGAGCCCGGCCTGCTAGGACAGCAGGGCATGGCGGGATACAGAGCTATGCGCTCTGTTGATGCAGACCCGGGTGGGTTGCTAATGAACCTTGATCGCCACCCGTCGTATGACACGATCATCCCGGGCAACGGGGTGTATACGTTCAAAGAGGGCACGGTTCCCGGGGAGATAATGTTCCCTGATGCGTTTGCCTCGCCGAAGCGCGCAGACAAGTTACCGCACGAGAGGTTCAGGTCTGTTCAGACCAATGGCACTGAGTATCAGATAGCCGATCAGCAATGGCTGGACGGCATCATGAGTTATCTTGAGTCAGTGAATCGATAAACGCCTTTGCGTCCTCGAGGGTCTCGAGGCCATCCCAGCCCCCCTCTGGAAGCCACACGGCGTAGCAGTCGAGTATTTCGTCGTAGACGATCTCATGGTCTTTGTAAGTGTGCTTTTCCATAACTGTTCCCTAAACTATTCCCTAAAGACGGGGCGAAACCGGTGAATATAGCGCCATCCTTGGCTTGTGGCGAGGCCGACTGTCTGATTTGTAATCAGCCGGTCGGGGGTTCGATTCCTCTCGCCAGCTCCATATTCTAACCCGATTCCGCCCCGAAAGGGGCGATTTTCGTTAGGGAACAAAGCCAGAATACCGCCTAGTTTCTAAGCCGTTTCTGGTCCGTGTTCCCTACCGGGTGGCGGGCACTTCCGGAAGGTCCAGCACATAGGTGGCCCGCATGGCTGGTGACCTATGCCCGCTATGGTGCGTGGGGTGCTCTGTACAGCCCATCGACTTAAAGTCGTGGAATGTGAAGGGCTCGATACCGTCCGCGATCATCTTCTGCTTCAGCCTAGCCCAAGCGGACCTAAAGCCGTGCTCGGTGTACTGGTGGCAGATATGCGTGCCACCCCGTACAGGCTCCAGAGCGGCCCGTAGGCGGTCGCTGAGGATAGTCATCTCACCCTCCGACCCCTTGCTCCTAATGAGCCTGACGTGGCTCTGTGACACGTCCTCGACGGTCAACGCCAACACCTCACCGAGACGGGCCCGTAGCAGGTAGGCCAGCTCGCACATCTGGTATATCGGCGCGGGCGCATTCCTTTGCACCCAATTCATCTCATCCTGAGTAATTCGTCTCTTCCGGGGGGCCTCCCGATTGAGACTGACGCCGATAGCTGGGTTGTCTGGTATGGAATACCGCTGAATTGCCCAATTCCAAGCCGCCTTTAGCACTGCAACCTGACGGTTTGCCGCCACAGGGCTCGGATAGGTGTCTAGATAGCTCCGTATCGAACGCTTATCGATCAGATGAAGCGCGACACTGCCGAAAACGGCGTTGCCCACAGGGGCGTTCAGGAGCTTCTCGAGGGCCTTTGAATACTCCCTCTGTGACTTGGGTGAGAGCGTTTTGAACTTGTCGCTGTCCCTGTACTTCGAGACCAGCCAATTCAGCGTCTGAGTACCGTCACCGACGGCCTCCTCGTATGCCCTCCAGACCTCGCTCATGGGTGCGTCTGCCGGGGCTATGATCTGGGTGCGACCCCATTTTATCTTCCCGTTGACGCGACCCTCGTAGCGTTTGAGTTTGTAACCGTACTTATCAACTGAACAGTACGGGGGTAGTTTTAGTGGTTGCTTCCGTGCCATCGAAAACCTCTGCCAGAAAGTCCGTTGTCGTTCTGGGGAGCCCGTCCCCACCGATCACGAACTTTAAGCCCTGTTCCCTAGCCCACGCAATAACCCTCTTCTGCTGTTTGTAGCCTGAGAGCTCCTGAAGCGCCTCAAATGGCACTACAGACACGAGACAGCTCCAGTACGCTGTAGATCACGACAAACCCAATGGCCGTACCTAGCAAGTATATGCCCCAAGTATTAAGCGGGCGCCATACTTTTTTGTTGCTCATAAATCCTCCTGATATGAAAAGGGGCCTTTCGGCCCCGTTGATGTTTAGAATGGTAAGTCGGTGTCAGCCGCGGGTGCGGCCACCGGGGCGGCTTGTGCAGGCTTCGCTTGATCGTCTACATCAAACACTTGAACCCAGCCGTCGAACTCACCAACAGGCAGGCAGTCGAACTTGATCTTCGTCTTTTGCCCGTCGCTGAGAATGTGGCCGATGTTCAGCCAGCTAGTCTTTTCAGCACCGTCCTTGGTGTAAGTGCCGTTAGGTACTACTAATCGCTTAATGCGCTTCATGCATTGCTCCTTGCTTGCTTAACGAAATCCAACTGCTCGGGGCTCAACCGACCAGCCACTGCTTTTCTCTCGTAGGTGGAGAGTTCACCGATCACCTCCTCGAGCAACACATGGTCATCAGACTCATGTGCCGAAGAGATGCTTTCCGCTACTGAATTCAGGAAGTCATTGGCCTGCTTTAGCGTGGCCCTATGAGCATTCTTGAAGTCAGTCTTTGCCCCCATTGGGGCGCCGTTGAACAACTCGATCTGGTCCTTCTCAGATAGCGAGCTGATGAACTCGTGCAGGCCCATGCTGTCCTCGCTGTCGATGAAGGCTTTCGCCTTTTCGTACTGCGTGGCCTCTACGACGTGCTTGACCTTGCCCAGATATAAACTCAACCCGCATCCATGCATCGCGATCGCTTTTGTAAGACATCGCATGTTTGCGTCCGACACGTCCCTGCTAGAGGGGTTGATGATGCTTTTGTTGCGGTTGTCCATAACCGGGAGTCGCATGACATGGGTCAGCCCTTCCACGGTCACCCCGACCTCGACCATCACGCTTCCGTCCTCGAACGTCTGCGTCTCGCCGAAGTAGTAACTGCTGTCCGGGTAGTCCTCGCACAACTTCGTCCAAGCCACCGACCAGCTCAGGAAGTCGAGCTGACCTTTTCGCTCGACGCCCTCGCTAACGTCCTTGCGGCTTAATTTGATAAAGCGGTTTTCTTTTTCCATTTAGCCTCCTTGCTCATGCTCGATAATTAATTTCCGTAAGTACCACTCAGTTTTTTTCAGATCAGCCAAAGCCGACCCCTTAAACTGGTGGCGATGAAGATATTTGTGGATATTGCCGAGCAGGTAATCCTTTACCCCTGACCCGAGTTGCTGGGCGATGTAATCAATCGCCTCCACCTCTCCAGCCCGATAGTGAGCTGGCTGATTGATGTCATCCGGCACATCGAGGGACGCGGATGCCCGGTCCCACTGAGATGGTGTTGCGTCGTTAATCGACATCCTTGCCCTCCTTGGTTGAGTTGCCTGCGGCGCAGATCGCCATGAACAGCACCATGCCTATCGCCACCGGTATGAGAACCGGGAACACTAGGCAGGCGACGACAGCTATGGCGTAGTCCCACCAATCATTTTTCATACCACCAGCTCGAATTGATCCTTGTCGATCAATGCCTCGAGATCGACATCGAGTGACTCTTCGTCACCCTCGATCAGGAAGTCGTCACACATGAAAGTGACAACCGCCATGTAGGGGTAGGCGTCGTCATCGTTCTCGACGGCGTCGCAGTAGCCCGCGTCCATTGCGTTTTGAATGCTGGTGAAGAACAGCGTTGCGTTGTATCTATTCACTTGGGATTGCCTCCATTCGTTCCTCGGTTCGATCCATTACCTTGTGCATTTCGTCCATCAACTTGTGCCATGTGCTCACAAACTTGTAGCACTCGATGACGTTCTCATCGCACAGCTCCTGTATCCTTTGAATGGGAATCTCCTCGACCAGCCACAGGTGATCGGCCAGCTCACGCAGATCGGACATGGCTAGGTCGTGCTCCCACTCACTTGCCATATTTGCGCTCCAAGTAATTCAAGCTGACAGGCATCTCATCAAAGGCGCCTGAGCCATCGCATTCATTGAGAACCCACACGCCCGCCCAACTGGTTGACGTGCCCTCAGAAGCGGCCAGATACGTTTCGTCATGCCTGTAGCAAATACCCGCGAACAGTCCCGTGATCCGGGTCCCGTCTGCTTTCTTTGCGTAGGCGATTTGACGATCCTGAACATGGCCCATGACGGTGCTCATGTGTTTCTTGTTGAGCATTGCCTGAGCGGATGACACCGGGCGCCCCATAATTCCACTTGTGAAGAAGTGGGCGAACGCGATGCCCTCTAGCACGAATGGGTCGAGGTAATCGTGGACGTGGAAGCCGTGCTCCTTAAGATTGAAGTCGTCGTATGACATGAGGCACTCGAGTTCCGCGCTCGACTCAACGGCTCGCTCGATACGGTACTCATGGTTCCCGATGGCGAAATGCAGGTTTTCGAGAATGTCCCACCTCTTCCGCTTGCCTTTCTTGCGGCGGGCTACCTCCTTTTGAATCGGCGCCATGAGAATATCCATGGCCTCGTTCCCGGCGGCTATGTCCTTCGTATAGCGTCTGCCCTCAAACGATTTCTTACCTTTGTCGTAACTACTGAGGCTGGGCATGTCCCAGTGATCGCCGATGTGGACCAAATAATCCACCTCGAGGTCACAGGCATACCTGCCCACGTACTCCAGATACGAGTGGTCGTTGTGCGGCTTACATTGGGTGTCAGGGATCACTAATATCCTTCGGCCTCGAGACGTAGCTGTAGATTTCATAGTCGGCCTCCTTGCCTTTCTCGTGCTTGATGATTTCTTCGTCGAGCCTTCGGGACTCGGCGAGGTAATGGGTGCTGATGGCGGCGCCGTTCTGCCTTGCGTATTGGGCTCGGCTTTTGCACTCGGACCTTTGAAGAAGCGAGTTAAGCGACGAATCGGTCCTGTCTGCTCCGTAGATTGATCCATAAACGTCTCTCCATAAGTTCACATGAGCGACCGGATGTGACTCCACATAACCGTGGCAATAGCTACAAAGTGAAAGGCAATTGAGCGGATCGTATCGAATCGCATAACTAATTTGCCTTCCGATGAAGTGACTGCACTGGAGTCCTTGCCGGTTGCGTTCGCTGTAGTCTTTTCCGCATCGCTGGCAGTGCCATGGCTTCCAGACACCATCAACGGTTGACGCCTTGCGTATGCAATCCGATAGGTGCTTGTCTGCTTGGGTGCGCTTGATGCGGCCCGAAAAGGCCACTAGTGAACCAGCCGCAGATGCGGCTTCTGGTCCGGCGTAAACGTCGGGTCGATCTCGAGTGGGTGAACCCACAGGAGTCTCATCCCCTCGGTCTCGAACTCGATGAACTCGACAGCCTGATCCTCGGACATTCCGTCCGCGAGCAGTTTGTCCAGCACCATTTGAGATGAGTACACCGGGACAGGGTTCCCGTCGTCGTCGTACACTGCGCCCAGAAGCGCGTCTATGTAATCTTCCAACAGCTCTACCTCCATGTAATCGTCATCCATGATTAGTCTCCTTGGCCCTCGAAGCTGGCCGGTTGTCTCATGTAGCAACCCTCCTCGATCGCCACTTGGTCCTGAATGCCATAGCCCTGACCCAGACCGCCCATGTGGTTCCATGGGGTGTAGTCGTAGTCGTACTTCAGCATCCATCGATAGCAGGCGGGAACGAACCGCCGGGGCGGGATAACCTCGATCACTCCACCGCGATCCAGATACTCCTGCGTGAGACGTTCGATCTCCTCCCTTTCCTTTTGCTTATCCATAGCGTTACCTCTTGCCCAGTTGCTGGGCTGTTTTGCAGTGATCCATCACTAGCTCTTTCAGATGTGCGGGGACGTGCGTCTCGAAGAACTCTCGACGGCGGTCCTTACATTCCATAGCCATGATTGCCTCCGCGTATGCCCGTGGGGGTCTAGGCGACCCCCACCACGTTTGGCTATCCATTCCTACAGCTCGCAGGCGTCACCAACACAAGCGGCTGTCTTAGCCCCCTCGGTCTGGTCACCGTTCTCGTAGGCAGGCAGTTCCGACCAATCGATAGGCTCGACGCACATGGACGCTTGAACGTATGCCGCCTTGTCTATCTCTTCGTATGGGGCCTGCCGGTAACTGCCGCCGTCGTATGGAAGGAATGACATCCCGATGAGGCTGTCGAAGTTCTTCCACATCCAATCGCAAGCCTCGAACCATGTGTCGTCCGTGTAGTAGGCAGTGCAACTGACGGTATGCGTCGCCCAATTCTCGCCGTAGCACTTAGCTACCTCGAGCTGGTCAACCGTGCTCACCTCCTTAACCGTCCGGGCGTCGGGTGGCGACTCGATGTAGAAGTCGAACACGACGGTGTTACCCGGTTGCATGACGCAGGGCTCGTGTGGCACACCCTGATCGATAAGGAATTGAGTTAGCGGGTCGGTGACCGATTGTCGGATACGCCGTATGTAGTACGGACTGAATGCTGGATGCACCCCCGACGGAATCGATCCAGCAAGCTGGCTCACCGTGCCGCTCGGCTTGTTCGTCGTGACACTTGCCGAGGGGTTGATGCCGATCTTCTTGGCCCACTCCTCGTTCGTCTGCTCGACAACGGTACGCAGTTCGCGCAACCACTTGCCCAGCTTCTCTGTGCCCTCGCTTCCCGACATGACAGAGTGCGACATCACCGAAGTCATACTGCAACCCAGAAGAGCCTCTTCATCACAGTTGTTCTTCCACACCTTGCGTAGGTAACGGAAGTCAGTCTGAGACGCTTGGATGGTTCCCAAGATGGCACACAGGCGGGCCTTCTTTTTAAGAGAAGCTAACGTGTCCTCACTTGTGACTTTCAGCTCGGACAGATTGCACATTTGATGTGGCCGGAGAATTATTTCGGCGCACGGGTTAACTCCGAAGTCGTGATTGGGATCACGCTTGCCGTATGCCTCGAGTTTCTTCTGAGCACCGCCGCGATTCATCAGTCCGCGCTCGCCGCTGAATGACTCGTAAAGGCTCTTGAGTTCCGACTGCAGGACATGGAACTCCGGGCGCCCGTCGTACACTGCCGAGTTGTTGGCCAGTGCCCGGTTGGGATGCGCGTCATACCATGCGCCTGACTTCGCCATCCTCATCCTGTCATCACTGACGTTAGAGAGGCTGATCATTGCGCTACGCCTAGTGCCCCCAACTACCACCGCTGAGGCGACCTCGCACAGGCAATCGTGTACCTGAAGGCTACTCAGGCGCTTTCCTGCGCTTTGCTTAAACGTGTGGACGAAGAACTTAAACAGCTCGACCAGCGGGGCTGGTCCTGATGCCCTGCCGCCGAATGTCTTTAAGCGGGCCCCACTCGGCCTCACCTTGCTAACGTCCCACGTCGGGATGTGCCCGGAGTACAACAGGCTGACAAGTTGACGCAGTGCTGACGCCCAGCCGACCTTACTGTCGGCGACCATGATCACCGTGTCACACGGAACCAAGTCCTCTGGCACTTCGGGTAGCTGGTTGACGTACTGACGCTCTACTGAGTAACCAACGCCACACCCGTTAAGCAGTAAAAAGAACACTTCGTCGAATATGCGAGCTGACGAATCGGGGACCGTGTAACAGCAATTGAAACCCGCCGCGGCGTCACGCTTGAGTGCCGGGCCTGCCGCCCACATAGCTCTCATGCTCGGGAACACGTCCATGTCGAGCATCGCCTCGCGTAGCTTCTCTGACTTGATGTCCTTCTCAGTCAGCACACCCGCATCCTTGAAGTGGGTGAGATAACGCTCGACCGTCTCAGGCCATCGCTCCCGGCGACCGCCGTCTACGTCGTCCAAGTATCGTGCGTAGCGACTCTGATGGATAAGCGTTTGATAATCAGTTAGAGCGGTCAAGGTCGAGGCCCTCCAAGTATTCGGTTAGGCCCCGGCGGACACCGCCGTATGCGACCGCAACGGTCAGTGACAGTAGAATTAGACTAAACATGATTTACCTCACAGTGATTGATGACTATCGTCGAGCGACTCGTAGCGCAGGTGGTAGGGGGCTACCTCCTCCTTGTCGGTCGCTGGTTTGTTCTTTGTGTTCTGGTATCTGAGGCGGTAGAAACCGACCGCCTCGGGATACATCTTCATAAAGGCCCGGGCGTAGAACGGCTTGTAGTTATTGCCGATCTTGAACTCGCTCGTGCCGTCAGCGCCTGCGCCCTGCTCCCACCGGATTCGGTCGAACACGCCAGATACGCTGTAGTGCTTAAAGCCACGATCCATGAGTTCAAAAGAAAACTTAACGAAGAGGTCCCACACCTCTGGGTTGGCTTTGTGGAACGCTCTAACTTTCTCTTGAAGCTCTTCGTAGCGGGTGCGCTCACTCCGCACCGATGAAGTCTCGTGCGAAGTCGATGACTTCTTGCGCGTCATGGCGGTGGTCGTCGCCCAGAACTTCGACCGCTTGCTGTGCCATGCCCAATACGGTTGCCACCATGATGTTCGACGCGGTGACCCGGTCAAAGTCGTACTCGGTCATGAGGTTATCGATCATCTCGAAAACCGTGTCCGTGGCTTTGTCTAACTGCTCGTAGCTAAAGGTCTTAGCCTTGAACTCTTCCATGTTCACTACGTTACTCATCTCTCATCTCCAACTGGTTCACCCGATGAAGCAGTTCGCTCAGGGTGATCTGCTCAACGAATGGGACGCCATCGAACTCGTTGTCGAAGCGTTGTTGTGCGAAGTCTCTGGCGGTGAGCTCCCCGGCAAACCAACGAGTGTGGTTTCCGCTGGCGACTCTCCAGACTGTTCGTTCTTTGAGGTCCATGTGTCCTCCGATAAATCAATAGGTTTGTATTGACGACCCCTGCTGTTGCAAAGCAGGCGTGCCTCGTTGTGCATATAGAGGCCGACCATTCCGGTAAACGGAGAAAATCGGTTTTTGGCGCAAGAGATGACGTAGCACGGACTGTCGTCGTCTACCTCTGCGCCGCTGTGTTTAGCCGCCGCCTTCTTGGCGTCCTGCCAGCAAATTAAAATGACAGAACTAGCGTTGACCAGATGACTCGAGCCAATGAAATTATCGCGAGTAGGAACTCTGCCTTCGCCTTCTGGTCCTTGAGGTTTGCGCATGTGGTGGACCACAACGATCGCTATCTCATGGGACCGGGCTATGGCGCCCAACTTCGAGAAGAATCTCTTTTCCTGCTCTAGCTCTCCGCCGAGGTCGATCATCATCAGGCAGTCCAAAACGAACATGTCGCAACCAAGCAGGCGCTTGGAATCGATGATGAGTTGGATTGCTTCATCCATCGACATGGTGTCTGCGTGATCCACGATGAACATGCGCTGGTCCAGCCAGCGACCGAAGCGATGAAGATAATCGTCGTGCATGTCCCCACCCTTGCAGGCTGACTGAGAAGCCAACATGCTGAACAGGTAGTCACTCGTAAGCTCGAGTGATGCCATGCAGACCTTGTGCCCTTGAGCACATGCGTTGAGCGATATCTGATTAACGATCGTTGACTTAGAGTGCCCGCTGTAACCGCCTATCAACGACACCCCGGTCTTTGGCAGTTCCACGCCGGATAGCTTCGACCACGGCAGGGCTATACCCTTCTCCGGGTTGTCGCGTCTCTCGATCGCTTTCTCGACCAGTGCGCTGGGGTCAACGAACTTGTTCAGGCCGAGGGCAGAAAGCATTTCTATCTCATCAATCACGGGGCAGTGACAGCCGCTCGATGGTGTTCTCATCGTCAGGCTTTACCCGCTGTGCCCGCTTGTATTGCTTTGGCGGTACACGGATAGACGCGCAGGGATCGCAGTAGCCACGGGTTAGCGTGTCGTGTCGGACACCGCGGTCAGGGCAGTAGCGATTCCGGCACAAGCCTGCCGGGGGCGTCAGTGATTGATAGGCCATGTCCTCCGGGTGGCTACCCCACTCGACAAAGAACTTTGCGTCGGGGTGACCGGGTGGCGGAATGGTGATTCCAGCTTTCAGCTTTCGGCAGATAGCGGCGTGTTCAGAATTCGAGTTCATCGGGCTCTCCTTCTTCGTATCCGTCCCACAGCTCGCAGGCCAGTTCGTAGATGTCTTGATTGCTCAGTGCCTGAGTCGAGTAGCCGTTGTCGTTGACGTAGTCGATCAGTTGCTGAACCGTCATGGTGTCGGGGTCACTCATCACTTAACTCCTTGTGCTTTGATCCCCGGACGGTCCGGGTCGCTCTCTTGCGATCACGGTGTGGTCCGCCCTTGTTTAGTCGTCGCCCGTATTTGGCGACAGGGTTGCGTTGTCCCTTCATCTGTCGCCTCCAGAAATAAAAAAGGGGGCCGAAGCCCCCAACACGGAGTGATTGGTTTACAGCTCGAATACCTGAACCTCGGCGTCGAGTGGTGTGTCGCGATGCAGGCTGATGGTCAGCATCCCGTCGCTCAGTTCTGCGCCGGTCACCTTCATGTCTGCGTTTAATGCGAAACGCTTTGTGAATTGCTTACCGGCAATGCCGCGCACCAGATAGTGCTTGGCGTCAGGCCCGTCACGCTTCTCACCCTTGACGGTGATCACGTTGTCGCACACCTCGACGTGAAGCTGGCCCCTGCCGTACCCGGCAACAGCCATCTCGAGGCTGTAGCGGTCGGGCTCAACCTCGACGATGTTGTGGTGAGGAAAGTCCTGCACCCCGTTGAATGCAGATTCCATTTGCTTGAACAGTCGGTCGAAGCCGATAAAGACATTTGGTGTTCGTGTGATTGGTGCGTTCATGTTGGCCTCCTAAAGGCAGGTAGTAGCGACCCCGTCAGGGCGTCGCGGGTTGTGGAAGTCATTCAGAACTTCCGTGATTCGCTGAATTGGCGAAAGAATTCAGAGAGGTCGTCACACTCCTCGAGCAATTCGTCGTACAGCTCGTACATGTCTGTGTAGTCATCAGCGACCCCTTCAGGGTCGCGACCGTAACTGTCAATGCCGAGCAACGAGCCAGTCGATTCATTCATTTTTTCTCCCTCCCTCATTAGTTAGCGGGGTTTTTGCAAAGTTTGAAAAAGGGCTGTAAATCAGCCCGTTATGTCAGAGTTGCGAATCCCCATGCGAGATATCGAAACTTGGTAGGGACTGCGCCCCGATGGGTAGCCGATGGTGTCCACGACAGGCGCCATGACTATCGACTCATCGAGCGGCTTACCGTAGTCAGGCTTGGGTCGATCGATGATGGCTAGAGGCCCGGTCCCGGCGTCGCTGTGGGCACAGGGCACACCGCGTTCGCGCATGTAGAACTCAGGCTTGGGTACTGCGTACTCGATGCTGTCAGGGATGTCGGTATCGAACCCCAGACGCTCGGCCACCCGGGCTTTGTAGTCCGCGTCAGACTCGCCGCGCTTCCGATAGACTTTGCCACTGCGCGGGCGGTTGAACTTGTCCAGCCCAAACACGGCGCCCCGGGCACGATCAGCCAGCTCCGCTTCTTTGCGTGTGCCGGTCATCGACAGGGCCAGCGCGTCCCACACGTTGTCGGCGACATCTTCGGTATCCCACAGGCCGTCATTGAATTCGGACTGCGCTTCGTCCGGGTCAGTGAACCGGGTCTCTACCGCTCGGGCGGTCACCGGGCTATTGGTCATGAAGCCCTGCCCGGCTTTTGTGATGCCGTTGATCTTGGCGTCCAGTGCTTTGTGCTTGCCGCTGATGTGCTTCAGGTTCTCTCCCCGGTAGGGGCGATCGACTTCGATTACGCCGAGGCCCTCGCTCTCGAGGATGGCGTCCCATTCGGCTTGTAACTCTTCGTATGACTTGTCCATAAAATGCTCCGTAGTTAAAAAAAACTGCGTTGTGGCGTACCCCTGCCAGCACCACTAGATGTGGTGCTGTATGGATATCCGTTAAATTCCCGTTAAGGGGCTGGTAAAATGATCACCCGGCGGGACCATCTCTCAGGAACCTGCCGGTGGCTAAAAAAAATGGGCTCACCCACTTCTCATGGGGGAGCTTCAATTACTTTTCATTGATTCCCCAACAATCTAACTTGGGGAGCTCAAGGGTCTGCTCGATTCACGCCGCCTCCACAAACTTGAAGGCGCCGTTGACACGGAAGCGACGACCAGCCGCCCAATCCCGGGTGTCCCCGTTACCGAAGCCAATCACATGCTCCCGGACATCGAGCACGATGCGCTCGTGCGGCATGATGTTCTTCTGGGCTGAGGCGATGGTGCGACCGTAGTCGCGGTTCGCTTCAGGCTTGTTGATCAGGACCATCTCGAAGCCATGATCCTCCGCGGCTTGCCGATAGGCCCGCAGGATGCTGTGCATACTGGCGCCCCGGCCATGACGGCGACCAAACGCCTTCATGTAGAGGTACGCGGTGATGCGGTGAATGCCGAGCGCGGTGCTCAGGGCATCGACCGTACACCACTGGCTGTCCCTCCACGCCGGGTGGCTGGCTACTGCTAACGCACCGTGTACCCGGTGCGCGTTCCATGCTATGACGTGACTATCCATAATCATCTCCCTAGTCATTTATGCCGATTTAAGACACAGCGATCCTGTGTCGATTGATGAACTCTGCCACCGTCTCAGTTGACTGCGCGGCGTCCTCCCAGAAGGTGTTCAGCTTCTCGATGGACCATGACGATCCATCGATCAGGTTAATGGCCTCGAGGATGAACGAGCAGTACACCTCACCGGCACTGCCCGCTGTAGCTGACCGCACCATGCGGTCGAGGTTTAAGTCGCTCATTACCATCATGCGAATGCCTCCTCTTTGGCGAATTGGTCTAGCTTGGCCTGCATACGCTTGTGGCGCTCGATGCGCTCGTTGCACAGGTCAGTCTCCATGCGGATCGATATGACCCTCAGACTCTCGACGATGTCGTCCAGCATCCGAATGGTGGTCACGTCGTCCGGGTCACGCTCCATGATCTCGGTGCGCGTGGCCCAGATGTTGTTGATTTCGTCGGTGACGTATTTGGTGATGCTCATGCTCTGTTCTCCTTGCCGTAGGCTCTCTGGATCATTCCGTCTTTACCCTTGATGCGGACTCGCTCGCATCGATCACTGTCGAGGTAGGCCCGTGCAGTGTCCTCAGCGTCGAGTTTCAGGTGGTCATACTCTGACTCGCCGATCTGGTTGCCGTCGCGGTCGTAGGCGGTGGTCATCCACACATCCCACTCCTTGTCGTACCAGACCTCGGTCACGTCCCATGTTTCAGCGTATTGGTTGCTCATGTTTCGTCCTCCTTGGACTCATCAGATATTGCTCGGTAGGGCCCGTGTAGGCGCCCAATAGCTCAGACATGATCTCGATTTGTTCCCCTCGCTGTGGGACTACCTCCTCGAGCACTAGGCCAATTGAATGGCTCTTTGACCGTATACTGGGCCGTTCAGTCCGCCGGGCTGGGGTCCTCCCCCGTGGGTTCTTAGCCACCCGTTTGCGATGTTGCCACCGCGCGTCTTGCACCCCAGAGGGGTGGCGGGATCAAGGCTCCCCGTCGCCTCACTACATTTCCTAAGTTACGCGATGTGGCTACGGCTTACAAGCTCTGTAGTCAAAAATAACTGTGAATATGCACAAACTAGCCCCAGCTCTGGCTTTTGGCCGCGCTGGTCTAGTCGTTTATGTATCCCAGATGATTAAGCTGAGGGCTCTAGTTGCTCGAGGATGAACTCAGACAGCAGGTCCCGTTGCTCCATGGTCAGCTTGGCGTACTGCTCCATGAGGCGCGGCACACGGCGGCTCATGAGCACATTGGTGGGCAGGTTGGGTGTGACTAGGGCGGTGGGGCTAACCAACAGCGCCTTGGCTACCTTCTCGAGGTTATCGATCCTGCAGTTGTTGTTCCCATGGATCATGGAATAAACAGTTTTCTGGGGCATGTCTGCCCGGGACGCTAGGTCGACTGAACTAAGGTCATGCTCCCGGCAGATGCGCTGAAGGTTATGCGCCACCACCTCGGTGATATCCATACGTGTCTCCTAATGCTACATGTGTTGAATATGAGACTCGCACCATACAGGTGTAAGTCGTAGAATACTAGCCTGTACGGACATCTGATGTCACTTATTGCTAAACAAGTTCTGGGCAATATGATGTAGCGTTTACGTCCATTGATATACCAATAAGGCAAACGAGGGAAAGAGGAGGCGCCGATAGTGGCAGAGGTATCTGAGAGCGGTAACTGGTATGTGGTGATGATCAACGGGAAGATGACAGGCCAGTTCAGGTGCTTGTTCGATGCCAACTGCTTCGCAATACAGCTCGTGGAGAGGGGTGTTGTGGACAAGATCACACTGCCGTCAGGGCTGGTGTTGGACACTTTTTAACCAGCTAACTGGTCAAATTTTAACCAC